TTTCTCGGGAGAGGACATTGATCCTAATCTAATTGAAATGGAGGAAACTTATGGCTAAAGGTGGATCTAATAAGACTATATTTGAACCCGGAGCACCAAAGAAAACTCGCCAGGGACGTTCTGCTCGTACATTGTTGAGTGCAACTTCTCGTAATGGACGTAAAAAAAGGTATCGGGGACAAGGAAAATAATATAGATAAAGCAGGAAGAAATTCCTGCTTTTTTATTAGAAATTATGTCTTATCTAAATCACAATCTTCCGACAATTACTTGTTATATTCGCAATGAATTTCTTTATAATCACAAAAAAGGTCATGGTGAGGTAACTTTATGTGACGTACACTCCGTAGCGTCCTTAGAGAAGCACGTACCCCTCTTTGAGGCGTTTTTAGAGAATGGGGTTAATTGGACAAGAAGACCAATACATGCCTTTTGTTGGAAACCAGATGCACCTGTACCAGAATTAGAGGAGTGTATGTGGTGGGATTGTTTTTCTCCTTATATTGATGTACAAGTTCGATCGAGATTGTCTAATTTACGTGCAGAACTTATCAACTATCGCGGAGAAAAGAATGAAGGAACATACTTATTCACGCTTGATTGGTCATGGGAATCAAAATCTACTTTGAATACTAATTTTAGTGAGACTCCAGAGCATAAATGTGCTCATTTTTTTAAGATGGACAATGGAAATTTCTATGCATACCCCAATAATAAGATACTATGGTATGATGATGCATGGACAAAGAATAGAATTACTAAAAATCCAGGTTATGAGATTGATTTAACCGAATATTCTGTTGAAAATCGTCGCAAAATTGAAACATCTGACGATTTTATGTACGAAATTACAAAAATTCGGGATAGCAACCCCGTAAAAAGTTCTGATTTTAACGAATCAGGAGCACAAAATGGATCAAAAACTACTTAGAGAGATTGCAAATGATGATTTGAACTCCAAAAAACATGATTTTGCTCATCAAAACGAAATTCATTCAAAAATTCGCAATGATGAAGACTATGATGATTGGGAATATGGAACAGAACCTCTTTATGAATCAAAAAATCCTTAATAAATAAGATAGAATTATAATAATCAATGCCTTTACAAAGGGTAAGTCAGGGATTTAAAGATATTAGTATGTCATTTCAGAGCAATCCTCTGACGAATGACCTGATTGCCCTTAAAAATGAAAACGCAATTGCTCGCTCTATTCGTAATATTGTGTTTACTTTACCTGGCGAAAAATTTTTTAATGATAACTTTGGTTCTAGAATTAGTGGTTCTCTTTTTGAGAACTTAGATAGTTCTTCAGCTCTCGTTATAAAAGATGAAATTGAGAATTCAATTCAAAACTATGAGCCAAGAGTTTCATTAATAGATGTTCAAGTGAACCCCGATTTTGACAACAGTGCTTTTGATGTGATCATAACCTATAGAATTGTTGGTATAGATGTTCCAGCGCAACAATTACAATTCGTTCTGCAACCTACTAGGTAAATGCCATTAGTAAATCTTTCAAATCTGGATTTTGACCAGATTAAAACAAGTCTTAGAGATTATCTAAAGTCAAATTCAAATTTTACTGATTATGACTTTGAGGGATCCAATCTCTCAACTATTCTTGATGTTCTGGCATATAACACTTACATCACTTCATATAACGCAAATATGATTGCAAATGAAGTGTTCATTGATAGTGCAACACTTAGGGAAAATGTTGTTTCTCTTGCCAGAAATATTGGATATGTTCCAAGATCAAGAAAAGCAGCAATCTCAACAATAAGTTTTTTCGTAGATACTAGTAATATTACACCAGTTCCTTCATCACTAACCTTAAAAAAAGGTACTGTTGCTAGTACATCAGGAACTTTTGGAAATCAATCATTTGTATTTTCAATTTTAGATGATATTACAGTTCCAGTTGTGGATAATATTGCATCTTTTAATGATATTCAAATTTATGAAGGGGTATTATTAGATAGTAATTTTACTTATAATTCAAATAATCCAAATCAGAGATTTATTCTCCCAAACGTCGGGGTCGATACTGCACTTATTTCAGTCAAGGTAAGAGATTCTATAACAGCAACGGCATCTACAAAGTATAGACTTCAAGATAATGTATTTGATGTAAACAAAGATTCAAAAGTTTATTATATTCAGGAAATAGAAGATGAAAGATATGAATTAATTTTTGGTGATGGAATTTTATTTGGTAAAAAACTAGAAAATAATAATTACATTGAAGTAAATTATATTGTATCAAATGGTGATAGTGGTAATGGAGTAAGTCAGTTTAGTTTTTCTGGAAGACTTACTTATACTAGGAATTCTGTAGAATACACAGTTACATCTGGAATATCTCTCTTAACAACTGGTATTATTTCTCAGGGTGGGGAAAACATTGAATCTGTAGAATCGATTAAAAGGTATGCTCCTAGAATTTATGCTTCTCAAAATAGAGCATTATCCGCAAATGACTATGAAATCTTAATTCCAAACAAAATATATCCTGAAACTGAGTCAATTTCTGTATTTGGCGGAGAGGAGTTAATTCCTCCTCAGTATGGAAAAGTTTTTATTAGCATTAAACCAAGAAATGGCGACTTTCTTCCAAATTTAATCAAAGAAAATATTAAAAGAGATCTTAAAAAGTATGCAGTTGCTGGAATTATACCAGAAATTTTAGATCTCAAATATCTCTACCTCGAAGTAATCTCAAACGTTTATTATAATACAAACCTTGCTCCCAGTTCTGCATATGTTTCGTCTTTAATTCAATCTAACGCAAATAAGTATGCGGAGTCTACAGAACTGAATAAATATGGAGCAAGATTTAAGTATAGTAAATTCTTAAAAATTATAGATGATAGTCACGAATCTGTGACCTCTAATATTACTACGATACAGATGAGAAGAGATTTGAGAGTTGCTTTAAATACTTTTGCGGAATATCAAATTGGTTTTGGGAATGAATTTCATATCAAAAGTATGGATGGATATAATATAAAATCTTCTGCATTTAGAGTTTCAGATTTACAAGAAACTGTGTATCTTTCCGATATTCCAGATACTAATAGAACAACAGGATCTATCTTTCTATTCACCGTTCCAAATGTAAATTCAACAACAGCAACAATCGTCAAAAGAAATGTTGGTAGAATTGATTACAAAAAAGGAATTATTACACTCAACCCAATTAATATTTTATCTGGAAAGGTAAAAGATGGACAAACGATTATTGAAATATCGGCAATTCCCCAATCCAATGATGTAATTGGATTACAGGATCTTTATCTTCAACTAGATATTAATAAGAGTGTTTTTGAAATGGTTCCTGATGAAATCTCATCAGGACTTGATCCTTCAGCATCTAACTATATTGTAAAATCAAGCTACAGCAACGGGAACCTAGTAAGATCATAATAAAATGACAGAAAAAAGAATTCAGTTTAATAACATCATCCAGAATCAACTTCCAGCATATGTTAGGGAGGAGTTTCCATTAGTTGCTGAGTTTTTAAAACAGTACTATATTTCTCAAGAATTTCAGAGTGCTTCAACTGATTTAATTCAGAATATTGATCAGTACTTAAAATTAGATACTATTAAGAATAATGCAGAATCAACAACTCTTACTGCAGACATTTCTTTTCTTGATGAAACAATATCAGTATCAAGTACTGTAGGGTTTCCTGATTCTTATGGATTATTGCAAATAGATAATGAGATTATTACATATACAAGCAAAACTCCAACTTCTTTTACTGGATGTATAAGAGGGTTTAGTGGAGTAACTTCATATAATACTCAAAATAAACCAGATCAACTTCTATTCAGTTCAACAGAATCTGTTGATCATAGTAATAAAAATACTGATGGAACTGCTAAAAGCGTCATTAATCTAAGTTCCCTTTTCTTAAAAGAATTTTTCAAAAAAATTAAATATCAATTAGCACCTGGATTTGAGCAAAGAGAGTTCTATAGTTCTTTAGATAAGTATCTTTTCTTAAAGCAATCAAAAGATTTTTACTCTACAAGAGGAACAGATCTTTCTTTCCAAATTCTATTTAAAGTATTATATGGTGAAGATGTCAAAATTGTAAAACCACAAGATTATCTAACAAAACCATCAGATTCTCAGTACAAAATAACTAATGACCTAATTGTTGAAAGTATTTCTGGAAGTCCATATGACCTAGAGAGATCTACTTTATATCAGGACGCATATAAGGATGTACCAAAGGGATATGCACCAATATCCAGAGTAGAAAAGATTTTTGCTAAATCGGATAAAATATATTATAAATTGAGTTTTGACGCAGGATACAATAAAGATATTATTGTTGATGGGTCTCTTTATGGCAATTTTTCACCCTAAAACAAAACTTATTGGAAATGTAGTCGCCGGAACCAATACCTTAGATGTAGATTCCACTGTAGGATTTCCATTAGAAGGTGAATTGTCCGTAACTTATAATGACGGAACTCAAGGGACTATTACATATACTTCAAAGAGTTTAAATCAATTTTTTGGATGTCAAAATATAACAAAATCAATCTCAGATGCAAGTGATATTTGGTTGAATGTATATGCCTATGGAACTTCAAATAGGAATTCAAATGAAGTTATTAAGGTAAGAATTACTTCGGTCCTTAAAGATATAGAAATTATTGGCGATACTTTCTATTATAATAATCAAGATAGTGGTATTATTAAAACTCTTGGGGTAAATCCAAAAGATACTGTAGTTTCTAATATCTGGATTTTTAATACATCTTCTTTAATTGATATATCTTCAATATCGTTAATCGATAGTGTCAGTGGCACATATCGATTAGTAACATCAATTGATCATAGTTTTAGGATTGGTGATGACATAAATGTCATCTCAAGTGATGGAATTTCAACACCATCATCTATCACTAACATAGTTTCTAATAATACTATCGAAATTAGTGGACAGGGATCTCTGAATTTAAATAAATCTTATTCGATTAAAAGAAATTTACTTAAAGTTAATTCTTCAAAATATCCATATCTAGCAAGTCAGACTACAGATGTTCAAAATGTTTACAAAAGTGATGATAGAACTCTTGTAGCATCTTCCTCTTTGCCACATTATAATAGCCAATCATTGAATGCTTTTGATAGAACTATAACTTTCTCGGGAACGTTTGTCGGAGATACATTTACTATTAGTCCCGGAGAAGATCATGGGTTTTACACCGGCGATTCTGTTTATTATAGTTCAAGCCAGGGGTCTTTGTTTGATAGTGGGGTATATTTTATAAAGAGAGTGAATTCAAACAGTGTAAAAATTGCCAAAAGTAGATCTAATCTTTATGGTTCAATTTTTATTAACATTACTAGTCCAATTACAGTATCGGGTAGTAAGTTTGAGGACTATGATTTTTATTTAAAAACATTAAAATCTCAAAAACTTTTAAGAGAAATTAATCCCCCAATTAATGATGGAAAGAATTATGAAACAACTCCCGGACCTGTTGGTATTTTAATTAATGGCGTAGAAATACTAAACTATAAATCGAAGGATAAAATTTATTATAATACAATTGAAGATATTGGCATCATAAATTCTGGTGATGGATATGATGTTATCAATCCACCAACATTGATAATATCAGATTCTGTTGGAACTGGAGCAACAGGATATTGTGCTGTTAGGGGTTCACTTCAAGAAATTAGAATTATTGACCCCGGTTTTGATTATTTGGAACCCCCAAAAATTAATATTAGTGGTGGAAACGGATCTGGTGCGAAAGCAAGTGCATCGATGAAATTAATTGATCATAAAGTATCATTTAGTTCAGAATCTAAGTCTGCATTTGTAAATATTACAAACAACACAATTGGGTTCTCTACTTATCATAGATTTAGAAATGCTGAGAGAGTAGTATACAGAACTAACGCACAACAATCAGTTGGTGGTATTTCTACAAACTCCTCATATTATGTTTCTGTTCAAGATTCTTTTGCAGTTAAATTACATAAAACTTTTGATGATGCTTTAGTGGGCGTTAATACGGTTGCACTTACATCATTTGGTATTGGTAATCATGATTTAGAATCTTTTAACAAAAAATCCGTTATATCATCGATCAATATTGATGACTCCGGAGCAAATTATCAAAATAAAAAGAAAACTGTAAGTTCAAGTGGAATTAACACTTCCATTGGATATGTGACAATCGAAAGTCACGATTATCAGTCAGGGGAAATTATTAATTACACCACAAGTGGTTCTCCAATTGGCGGTTTAACTAACAATACAAATTATTACGTAACAAAAGTCGATGATAATAATTTCAAACTTTCTTTAGTCGGTTTCGGTACTGATAATAAAGATTTTTATTATCAAACAAATCAATATATTCAATTAACTTCGATTGGATCTGGAATTCATTTCTTTAACTACCCACAAATAACAGTTGAAATTGTTGGAAACGTTGGCGTATCATCTTCATTTAAAGCGGTAGTTCAACCAATTTTTAGAGGTGAAATTGCTTCGGTTCATTTAGAAAATAATGGCGTTGGATACGGATCTTCAGAAATTATCAATTTCAACAGAATTCCAGATGTATCTTTAAGTAGTGGATCAGAGGCACAACTTGTTCCTATAATCAACAGTGGAAAGATTGTTGATGTTTTGATTAACAATCCAGGAAAAGATTATAATTCTCCCCCAAATTTAAATATTTTAACTAATGGAAATGGATTGGGTGCAGTTTTAACTCCTATATTGAATAATGGACAAATTACTTCAATTAAAATTGTTGAAAGTGGTGCTGGATATGATCAAAATAATACTTTTATTACAGTATCGCCAGCGGGTGTTGGTGCTGAACTTAGTCCAAAATTAAAATCTTGGACTATTAATCTTTTTGCGAAGTATTTTAATAAAATAACCACTGATGACGGATCTATTTTCTATAATTCAAACTCAAAATATGAATTACAGTATACACATTTATATGCACCAAGAAAATTAAGAGAAACTACATACGCAAAAGAAGTTGGTGGAAAAATTCTTTATGGTACGCCAGATCTAATTAAACAAAATGGTATTGAAGTTTCTTCGACAAAACATTCGCCAATAATTGGATGGGCATATGATGGAAATCCAATATATGGTCCATATGGATTTTCAAATAAAGATGGAAAAGGAAATATATCTAGAATGAAATCCGGATATATTTCTAGCCCTTTACCAAACAGACCACCATTTCCAATTGGTTTCTTTGTTGAAGACTTTGAATATAAAAATGTAACCGATGATACAGTTTTAGATGAGTACAATGGTAGATTTTGTGTTACTCCAGATTTTCCCAATGGAACATACGCATATTTTGCAACTATAGATGAAACAGCATCCAATTCTTTTGGAAATTATAGATTACCAATTTTTCCGTATATTATTGGAAATAAATTCAAATCTACTCCTAATGATTTTAACTTTAGCAGATTTTCCAATCAAGATGATATTGATCTAAACAAAACCACTTGGGCAAGAAATACATTTCCATACAATTTACTTAAAAAGGGAACATCATATCCTTACATATCTTTACCAAATAATTTAGATCAAACAATTGATATCAAATATGCATCTCCTGGTCCAATCGATAGTGTTGGTATAGTGACTGGAGGTTCTAATTACAAAGTAAATGATAAGATAATTTTTGACAACGATGAAACTGCTGGATTTGGATTCACTTCAAAAGTTTCTAGGATTGGCGGAAAAATTGTAAACTCAATTAGTGTTGCAAATACTACTATCTACGGTACAGAAATTTATCCATTTGAAGGCAGCAAAAATTTACTAATCATCCAATCAGTCTCTCCGCATAACCTTATAAATACCGATCTTGTTACTATTTCGGGATTAAACACAACATCATCCTTGATAAAAGGATCGTATACTATAGGTGTTTCTACAAATATATTATCTCTCGCAAATCCTTCTGGTATTGGGACAGTTGGGGTAACCGGTATAGTTACGTTTATTTCTGTTGCAGGTAATCTTTCATATTCTTCTATAAAAGAAAATGACATTTACCAAATTGGAAATGAAAAAATTAAAGTACTAAACGTAGACAGAAGTTCTTCTAGAATTAGAGTTCTAAGATCTGTTGATGGTAGTGTTGGATCTGCACATAGTTATACTGATGCTTTATATGAATCTTCTAGAAGATTTTCTATAAATGCAGGTGATACTGTTTCATATGGATATAAGGCAAATAAAGAAATTTATTTCAATCCAAAAGAATCTATTGGTGTTGGTACGATTTCTGGAGTAGGAATTGGGTCCACATTATCTTTCGCAAATCCGGGAGTAGGAATTACTCAAATCTTTATTCCAACAAGAACAGTTTATATTCCAGACCACAATTTACAAACTGGCGATTCTTTAGTTTATTCAACTAATAGTGGTGGTTCTATTTCTGTTTCAAATAATGGAACATCTTCTTGGTCTCTTAGTGACCAATCAACAATTTATGTTGCTAAAATCACAAATGATTTAATAGGAATATCAACGGTAAAAGTTGGACTTGGATCTACAGGAACTTTTGTGGGAATTGCAACAACTACTGCTTCAATTAGTACCTTGTATTTTACTGGGATTGGAACAGGTGTATACCATAGTTTCAAAACATATTATCCAAAACTTTCTGGACAAGTATCAAAAAATACTGTAACAGTTTCTACTGCACAAACACATGGACTTACAAACAATGATGAAGTATTTGTAAGTGTAAATCCTGGAATTTCTACTTCAATCACAATAAAATATAATGATGATAATAGAAAAGTTTTAGTAAATCCAAGATCTTTTGTTTCTGGAGATGTTGACATTGCTTCAAATATAATAACAATTCCAGATCACAATTTTGAAAATGGACAAAAAATTGTCTATACCTCGGCGTCTCCTTCTGGGGGATTAAGTAACAATAAAATTTACTATATTGTTACTTTTGATAGAAATTCTGTGAAATTATCCCCTTCGTATTATAGTGCAATAAGTTTAAATCCTGAAATTATTAATATAACTTCAGCGTCAAGTGGAACTTTATCTCCAGTAAATCCACCAATTAAAGTTTATAGAAACTCCAGCGTAACATTTGATCTATCAGATTCTTCTCTTTCATATCTTAATGGATCAGTTAGATATTCTGCATTTGAATTAAACTTCTACACCGATTCAAATTATACTCAAATTTTTGATAAATCCAAACTCAGTAATACATTTGAAGTTATAAGATCTGGAAACACAGGTATAGATACGAATGCAAAGGTTACACTAAACGTAACTAAAGATATTCCAGAAAAGTTATATTATAAATTAGATCCCGTTTACGAAAATACACTCCCCTCAATAAAGGAAGAAGTTAGTATTGATTCTTCTGTAATTGGAAATAATGAGATACAAGTCACTTCTAGTGGATATAATGGAAAACACAAAGTAATATCAATTTCCTCTACTTCATTCACATACAATTTAGAAAAAATCCCAGAATCTTATTCTTATGATTCTTCATCGAAATTAGAATATGAAACTACTTCATTAAGTGCGTTTGGCCCTATTTCCAAAGTCAACATATTATCAAAAGGACAGAGTTACACAAATCTTCCAAAGTTTTCATCGGTTAATTCATCTTATGGAACTGGTGCTATTTTAGAAGCATCCAGTAACTCAATAGGAAAAGTTGAAAAAACAAAACTTAATAATATTGGATTTGATTTTTCCTGCGATTTTACCTTAAGACCTAATGTAGTTCTTCCCCAAATTTTAAAAATTGAACCACTTAATTCTTTCGATTCAATAGGAATAACTTCGGTGGGAAGAGGATATATATCTTCACCAAAACTTGTTGTTTTGGATGGATATTCAAAGCAAGTTTTATCTGAGGTAGATCTTCGCTACTCACTTGGAGATAATTATGTTACAATTTTAAACAATACTTATAGACTTAATGATACAGATCCGATCATTATTCCAACTCAAAATTCAAATGGTGTTGGAATTTCTTCAATTTCATACAATTCGACTACTAAAAACGTTACAGTCTTTTTAGCAGTTGGATTTAGTACTGCAAGTGCTTTTCCATTTGCAATAAATGATAAGGTATTAATTGAAAATATTAGTGTAGGAGTTAATTCTACTGGAAAAGGATATAATTCCGAAAATTACAACTATCAATTATTTACTATTACTGCAATTGATGCAAATATTGGTGGAAATGGAAGTGTAACTTATCAACTAGGAGATTTCTTAAGTGGTGGAGAAAATCCAGGAACTTATAATAATGTAAATTCTTCTGGTAGAATTATTCCAGAAAAATATTTCCCACAATTTAATGTAACCTTAAGACCAAACAACTTCTTAAAAAATGAAGAAGTTAGGTATTCAAATCAACTAAACTCTTTAGGATTTGTAGAAAATTGGGACGAACGGGTCAAATATTTGAAAGTTTCTTCAAGAGAAACTTTAACGTCCGGAAGTATTATTGAAGGAGTTTCGTCAAAAACTCAAGGAAGAATTTCATCTACAATTGAAACAAATGGATTTATTAATGTTGGATCATATTCAAAATCAGAAAATGGTTGGATAACAGAAACTGGTATTCTAAACAATAACTTACAAAGACTTCAAGATAATTTTTACTATCAAAATTTCTCATATTCGATAAAATCTAAAGTTCCTTACGATACTTGGGAAAATGCTGTTGGATCTTTAAATCATACTGCAGGATTTAAAAAATTTAGTGATTATCAATTAGAAACTTTTGGATACTCTGGAATTAGTACTGAAGCTGTTTCCGTTGTAGATGCAACTGCAGATATTTTTGGTGTTGCAAATTTAAATTGTGTATATGATTTTGATCTAGCAAAAGAAAATGTACTAAATGTAGGAACAAAAACTTTTTCAGATGAAATATCATTTTCAAGTAGAGTACTAACTGACTACTATGAATCCTTTGGCAACAGAGTATTATCTATTGATAATATCAGTGGCGAATTCAGTAGCAATCCACGACCTTCAAAATTTTCAATTGTTAGTAGATTTTTATTGTCTGATGCTAGAGCTCAAAAGTATATCGCATATGTAAAAGATAGGAGATATACTTCACAAAGGCAGTTAATGCTTCTTACCTTGCTACAAGACAATAATGTAGGATATTTAAATCAGTATGGTAGAGTAGAGTCAGTTTATGACTTAGGTTCTTTTGATTTTACTATTGAGGGAAATGAAGGATTAATTCTTTTCTATCCAACAAAATATGAAATTAATGACTATAATATCTCCATGTTATCATACAATTTAAAAGATAATTTTGCAGGAGTGGGAAGCACAACTCTTGGTAATATTGTAAAGATTGATACAAACACTACATTTGTCTCATCTGGATCAACCACTATTGTTGGACTCGGTACTACTTACACCTCTGCCAAAGTATTAGTTGAAATTACAGGATCCAATGGACAATATCAATTTAACGAATTGAGTTTGGTTCATGATGGCACAAATGTCGAATTCATTGATTATGGTCAGTTGACAAGCCATTCTTCAGATGTATATTCAAGTTCTGGATTGG